AGTTCGACAGAACGAAACACGTCATCGAACGTTTCGACATTCCTAAGTCGTGGACGAGGTTTCGTGCTTGTGATTATGGGTATGGTAGCTATACTGGAGTGCTTTGGTTTACTATGGCTCCTGATGAACAGCTTATAGTATACAGAGAGTTATACGTATCTAAGGTTACAGCTTCTGATTTAGCAGACTTAGTATTGCAAGCAGAAGTAGAAGATGGTGGAATGAGATACGGTGTGCTAGATAGCTCGTTATGGCACAAACGTGGTGACACTGGTCCGTCATTAGCTGAACAAATGAACATGAAAGGTTGCAGGTGGAGGCCATCAGATAGGTCAAGAGGATCACGTGTAGCAGGTAAAAACGAAATACATAGACGGCTAAAGGTAGACGAGTTTGTAGAAAAGCCTATGTTAGTGTTCATGGAAAACTGTGTTAATACTATTGCACAGATACCAGCCATACCACTGGACAAAAAGAATCCAGAGGATGTGGATACAAAAGCAGAAGACCACTTGTATGATGCGTTAAGATATGGTATAATGACAAGACCACGTAGCAGCATATGGGATTACAATCCTGCAAAACAACGATCAGGCTTCCAAGCTAGTGATCCAGCATTTGGATACTAAGATGTTAGTAACTTGTCCTAAGTGTGCAATAATATATAATACAGATAAGTTTGATTGTTGTCCTAGATGCCAAGAAACCTACGATTTTGATAATGGTCCTTGGAAAGGTAAGTGATGGAAGTTTTTGTATTAGTAATAAGTATATGGGGAAACAACGGAACTGATTGGGTATATACAGGTAACCAGTATGTATCACAAGAAATGTATACACAGGAAGAGTGTTTGAATATAGCTGACGCATCTAACTGGAATAAGTTTCGAAACAACCCATACTACGACATACAACTAGATTGTTTTAACAAGGAAGAATATAATGGCTGAACAGGAAGAAATGTTTGAAACAGCAGAGGTTGTTGCAGCAGAAGATACACTAGACTCTATCTTTAAAGAGAAACATAATGTTGTAAGCTTTGTAAAAGATAGATATAAAAGATCTGAAGATTCTAGACATGCTGATGAACAAAGGTGGTTAAGAGCCTATAGAAACTACAGAGGATTGTATAGTAGTGATGTACAATTTACTGAAGCAGAAAAGTCACGTGTATTTGTAAAAGTAACTAAAACAAAAACACTAGCAGCGTATGGTCAGATAGTAGATGTACTGTTTGGTAACAACAAGTTTCCTTTATCAGTAAACCCTTCTGTATTACCTGAAGGTGTAGCAGAGTCGGTACACATAAACATAGACCCTAGAGCAGAGACAGCAACTGGTGCTATCAGTGCAGCTATGGGTAAACCACCGCCAAGACCTTATCTTATAGATGGCGATACAGAACTACAGCCGGGTGAAACTCTTATAGACCTTCAAGCAAGACTAGCTGGATTAGAAAATAAACTAGAGCCTGTATCTGAAAAGATTATAGAGGGCGATGGCACTACACAAACTACTGTTACTTTTCATCCTGCTATGGTTGCAGCTAAGAAGATGGAAAAGAAAATCCATGACCAGCTACAAGAGTCAGGAGCTACTACACACCTAAGAAGTATGGCATTTGAAATGGCACTCTTAGGTACAGGCGTTATGAAGGGTGCATTTGCGGTAGACAAAGAATATCCTAACTGGAACGAAGACGGTGAATATGATCCCATAGTAAAAACTGTTCCAGAGTGCGATCATGTTTCTGTGTGGGATTTTTATCCTGACCCTGAAGCAAAGGATATGGAAGAGGCAGAGTATGTTGTACAAAGACATAAGATGTCACGAACACAGCTACGTAAATTAAAATCACGTCCATATTTTATGGATGATGGTATACAGAATGCCATAGACAAAGGACCAGACTATACACAGAAGTACTGGGAAATGACTATGGAAGATGATGACACTCAACCAACATCAGAGCGTTGGGAGGTGTTAGAGTTCTGGGGCTACGTAGATACAAAGATATTAGAAGAACATGGTGTAGATATACCTAGTGAGTTTAGTGACTTAGACGAGGTAAACTGTAACGTATGGATAAGCAACGGTGAAGTACTACGCTTTGTACTAAACCCATTCAAGCCTACACGTATACCTTACTACGCTGTGCCATACGAGCATAACCCATACTCCTTCTTTGGCGTTGGTATTGCTGAAAACATGGACGATACACAGACATTAATGAATGGCTTTATGAGAATGGCTATTGACAATGCTGCAATGTCTGGCAATCTAATTATAGAAGTAGACGAGACTAACTTAGTTCCGGGTCAAGACCTTTCTGTTTATCCCGGAAAGATTTTTAGGAGACAGGGCGGCGCTCCGGGACAAGCTATATTTGGTACAAAGTTTCCAAACGTAGCAAATGAAAACATGCAACTATTTGATAAAGCGAGGGTACTGGCAGATGAGTCTACTGGGTTCCCATCTTTTGCACATGGTCAAACAGGAGTTCAAGGAGTGGGGCGTACTGCTTCTGGAATCTCTATGCTTATGTCTGCTGCTAACGGCTCTATCCGTACCGTTGTTAAAAATGTGGATGATTATCTTATCCGTCCATTAGGCAAAGCATTCTTTGCATTCAACATGCAGTTTGACTTTGATGAAGAAATAAAGGGTGATCTAGAAGTAAGCGCATCAGGAACAGAAAGCTTGATGGCTAACGAAGTACGTAGCCAACGCTTGATGCAATTCTTACAGGTTGCACAGAATCCAGTGCTTGCACCTTTTGCAAAAATGGATTATATTATACGTGAGATTGCGAAGAGCATGGACTTAGATCCTGACAAGGTGACTAACTCTATTGCTGACGCAGCTATACAAGCTGAGATTTTAAAAGGTTTCCAAGCACCAGCACCAACGCCAGAGCAAGGTGTAGCTAGTCCTGAAGGTCAAGGCCCACAAAGTGTAGCAGATACTACTGGAGGTGGAGGTTCACAAATAGGTATGGGTACAGCACCATTACCTGAAGAACAAGGATTTACAGGAAATGCACCTCAAGCAGTTGGTCAATGATAAAGAATGTTACGAACAGTTTCAAGAACATATAGATGAACTAATTCAAACCAGACAACGTGCGCTAGAAACAGCAAACGAACCACACGTTATACACAGACAGCAAGGTGCGATAGACGTACTGAGAAAGCTAAAGCTACTAAGGGAAACGGTAAATGGACCAACCAACTGAGGAAGAACGTCTTGGGTTTGTAAGATCCTACGGTGTAGAACCAGTAGATGTAAATACTGATCTTACATTTAAAGACGCTGCTACTACTGTAGCTGAGATGACTCCTATTATAGGAGATGCTATGGCAGCAAAAGAAATATATGACGAGCTACAGAAAGAAGACCCTGACTACCGTTTCATTGCTGTACTAGGTGGCGCTGGTTTGATAGGTGCTATTCCAGGTATTGGAGATGTTGCTGCTAAAGGTATACGTGAAGCAGCAGATATGATAAAACGTATAGAGGTTGACCCTGATGCTCTAGGTTCTTTAGGTGGTAACATTAGGTTGAAGCCTAAAGAAGAAAGTGGTAGAGGCTTAGTTAGGGATGTAGATGATTTAGTAGATACATGGGCTAAAGGAAATATTTCTAACAAAGAACTAAGAGATTCAGCTAAAGAGTTAGGTGTTGAAATAAACACTAAACGTATTACAAAGAATAGAGATAGTTCTGATATAGAAATTACTATGCCTGACGGTAACATATATACAGGCGTAAATACAATACCTGATGAAGTTATTGATCCTGAGTATGTAAAAGAACTAACAAAAAATGCTGATACAGATGCAATAAAAGAACTTGGTTTATCTGACGAAGCACTAGAAGCATGGAAAGCAGAAAATTACGCTAAAGATAAATTTAGAGTAGCGCCTATAGAAAAACTAGAGGATGCTGCAAAAGCTTTGCGTGAAGGAGAAATTACATCTGGCGAGTTTAGAGAACTATCAGATGCTTATCAACCTATTGTGCCTATAGAGGAAATGCCTAACTTTCCTACAAAGGAAGAAGTTGTACAGGCATTACATGCAACAGATAAACGCAAAGTACAAAAAGGTGTTATAGGTGTAAATAAAACAATAAAAGATGGAACACCTATATCAGCTAGGTTAGATATACCTGCCTATAATGATACCGATACTTGGGTTGTTTCCTTACATGATGGTACAGAAAAAGGCGGTGCGACAGTAGGCTATGCTCAAACAGCAGTTTTAAATGATGTTAATTTTACTACTGTTCCTTTGGCTGCATCTTCTATTGCAGCAGGTAAAGGTAAAACAACCATAGCAAGAATGAATGGTAGTTATGTAAATGCTGAACCTGAAGAGGTTTATAACACTGCAAAAGAATTATTAGAGGCAAATCCTGAAGATTGGACTCAGGTAGGTATGAATCCATATAGAGCTTCATACTTTTATGATAAAGCAGACGGTATGCCTGTAGTAAGTTCTGATCAGGTAATTCAGGTAGGACCACTTGTGTTTGCACAGAACGTAAAAAAGACAACACCTGATGATGAGATGTTTGAATTTACAAACAAAAGAACAGGTGTAACAGCTAATTTTAGTGAGGGCGGTATGGCTTTAGAAGAACAAATGGCAATGAACTTTGGTGATGTACCTGACAATACTATAGGACAAGATCCTGTATCAGGTAATGACATACCACTAGGTTCTACAGCAGAGAATGTACGAGATGATATACCCACTATGCTTAGTGAGGGTGAGATAGTTGTACCTGCTGATGTAGTAAACTTTCATGGTGTAAAACTATTTGAAGATTTACGTGCCGAAGCCAAACTAGGATACGCTCAGATGGCTAACGATGGACGTATAGGTGGTGAACCTATAGACGATACTCCTGACATGGATATGGATATTTCACTTACATTAGAAGACTTAGAGACTTCAGACGATATGGAGCCTGTCCAAATGGGAAGGGGTGGTATGAATGTTGAGCGAGGACGTGGTAGTATTTACAGTAGCTACTCTGCTCCTAAAAAAGCTAAACCCACCAGAGACAGATCTATGTCGGCTGTTGTAAAAAGAGCGCAAGCAAATAAAGGCAAACCTAAAAATAGATTTGAAGCTATTAGAGAAAGACTAAAAGAAGTATTTAGGGATGATGATCGTAGACCTACACTAACAAAGAAACCACCTAAGTCAGATCCAATTAGACCTTCTATTGCACAACAGATAAACTTCGGTGGAGACTACAAAGACAAAGAACCACCAAAGCCTGAACCTAAGAAAAGAAGATCATCCGTAAGAGGTGCAGGAGATGTTACTCAAGCGTACAGAGGAGAGGATGAACCTCTAAATGTTCGTTACTATGATCAACCATTTTACAAAAGACTTATGGAAGGTTTAGGCGTAGAGTTTTTTGATGATGGAGGACTTATAGGTGGCGAAGATCAATTTAACCAACCCTTTTATGCAGAAGGCCAAGAGGGTGGCTTTGATATGGATAACGCTTATGCTAACTACGGCGAGGGTACAGGCGATGGCCCACTATTAGAAATGCGTGAATATATGAACGATGCTGGTCACAGAATATTTATCACGTTTATAGATGGCGTACCACAAATGGAAATACCTGCAGGTTACTACCCTGTAGAAGAAGGAAGCACAGTTGTAGCACCTGAAGTTCCTCCAATAGGAGGTAGCGGTGGTTCTGACTCTGGAGGATCAGGTGGCGGCGGTATGGATATTCCAGCGCCAACTCCTGTGAACTATAAAGAGTTATCTATGGAAGAACTAACTCAAATGATAGAAGATCAGAAAAGCATGAAAGGTAATGTATTAGCTGCTGGTATAGGTGTACTAAATCCTATACTTGGCGGTGCAGTAAAACTTGCCATGTGGAATGAGACTAGACAACTTAAAAAAGAGTTAGAGCGTAGAAGAGATGATCCTGCTACAAGCGAAGTAGATAAGAGGCGTTATGATCAGCTACTTGAAATAGCAAATGCAGAAGAGCCAGGTTTGATAGCAACTCTACTTGGTAAGCTAACAGGTAATGATCCAAATGCACCTCAAACAGGTGGACTAGATTATGATCAGCTAGATAAAATGACAAAGGCATATACACCAGAAGATCAACAAGCTGATATGAGAAATAACAGAGGATTTACACCCGGAGTTGACGATGCAATAACTCCTGCAAGCCCTGCAGCAACTGCTCAGACAATTAAAACTCCCGGAGTAGATACTGACAGACGCTTTACTCCTGATAATATAGCAGAACCTGCAGCAAAGGCATCAACTGTAGCTCCTAAAACTGCCACAGAACAGTTACAGGATTTAGCCGATGAGTTAACTACTCCAAAGGTAAGAGGTAATACTAGACTTGATAAAGATGCCCAACGCAGAAGAGACAGACAAGAAGCTAATAAAAATATAACAGGATCAACTACTAGAAAAACAGGATTAGCTAAAAGTGCAACACGTGGTTTAAGTAAAACAGATAAAAAAGGTGGAGCAGAACTAGATTCTAGGTTTGGTATAACAGGACTTCACAAAGGTGCATTAGTAGATAAACCAAAAGTTAAAAAGGTAGTAAAGGGTTTGAAGAAAGCCTCTAAGTTACACGCTGAACAAGCAAAGACATTAGAAGAAGAAGTAAAGAAAAAATCCAAATAACTATAAGGCCACTCGGCTACGGCTGACCCCAACATAAGGAGAAAACAAATGGCTACAAGTGAAACAGCGAAACCAAATCCTATGGTAAAACCTAAAATCCCAAGAGTAATGATGGGTCAAGGTGGATACTTAACTAACGAAGAGCGTATTAAAAAAGATGAAGAAGAGCTTCTGGCTATGAAGAAAGAAGCATTAGGTATAACAGATGAAGAAAGTACTGAAGATAAACCCAGTAGCGAAAAGCCTGAAGCTGAACCAGTACAGGCAGAGAGTGATACCAAACAAGAAGAAAAACCAGAAGCCAAAGCACAAGAAGAAGATGATTTAGGTGCTGAAGAAAAGAACTTCAAGAAACGTTATGGTGATTTGCGTAGACATTCACAAAAGAAAGAAGAAGAGTTTAACGCAAAAATAGCAGCACTTGAAGCAAAACTAGATAAAGCTTCAAAGCAAGAGCTTGTATTACCTAAGACAGATGAAGAGCTAGAAGCTTGGACTAAAGAGTATCCTGATGTTGCAGCTATAATCGAAAGTATTGCTGATAAGAAAGCCAAGGCATCTGCTACTGCTTTAGAAGAACGCATGGCTGAGTTTGAAGAACTTAAAATAGATGCACAAAGAGAAAAAGCAGAAGCAGAACTTGTTAAGATGCATCCTGACTTTATAGAGATACGACAGGATGATACATTTCATAACTGGGCAAAAGATCAACCTAAATGGGTACAAGATGCTCTATATGAAAATGTTGACGATGCAAAATCTGTAGCACGTGTAATAGACTTGTATAAAATAGACAAAGGTATTACAAATAAGAAGAAAGCTAAACCTGAAGAAAAAGCAGCAGCATCTTCTGTCAAAACAAAAAGTGCAGCAGCACCAGAGCCAGATGAAGCAGCAGGACACATTCGTGAATCAGAAGTAGCTGCAATGTCAATTAAAGAATACGAAAAGCGTCAGGAAGAAATATTAGACGCTCAACGTAATGGAAGATTTATTTACGATATATCAAGAAAATAGTTGACATTCTTAATATCGTAGATACAACTATAGCATATACACACCATTAGTGTGTATGCTTTTATCAAGCACTAGCCACACAAAAGACTTACCTCTAAGTATAGGCCCAGCGCAGAGAGACAGCGCAGTCTCAAAGCATAGCTGACTACCCTAAAACAAAGAGCCTCTTCATGGTGGATATGTAGTGTTACTTCAACGCCATATCTATAAAGGAGATTTTAATTATGGCTATAGCATCCGCAAGTGGAGGCTTTAACGGCAACTTTAGTCCGATAATGTTCTCCAAACAGGCGCAGATCGCATTGCGAAAATCGTCTGTAGTAAGCGCAATCACCAACAACTCATACTTTGGTGAAATTGCAAATCAGGGTGACGTTGTACGCATCCAAAAAGAACCAGACGTAACTGTCAACGCATTACAGCGTCACACAGGTATTTCTGTAGAGAAGTTAGACGATCAGGATTTCTCACTCACCATTGACAAAGCTAACTACTTTGCTTTTAAAATGGATGACATCGAAGAGCAGTTCTCTCATGTTGACTTCGTAAGTCTAGCTGCAGATAGAGCAGCCTACAAAATGGCAGACGCTATTGACGTAGATGTTCTTTCTTACATGTCAGGCTACAGCACATCTGGAGCATTGATCACTTCATCTTCAGGTGACGCACAGCACCCAACATCAGGTGAAATCAACGGTGAATCTTTAAAGACTAACCAGTTGGACGCTACTGACTTTGGTGCATTAGGATCAGCAGACGCTGCATCAACAGCATATGCTACTGGTGACTCTATTCCACTGGCTACACGTTTGCCTGGTGCGACTTCACTATCATCAGCTACTATATCCCCATTGACAGTCATCGCACGTATGGCACGTCAAATGGATACAGAAAACGTTGACTCACGTTCACGTTGGTTGGTTGTAGATCCAGTATTCATGGAAATGCTAAAAGATGAAGACTCACGTCTTCTCAATGCAGACTTCGGTGGATCAGGTCTACAAAATGGATTGGTTGCAGGAAACATTCACGGTTTTCAAGTGTACGTTTCAAACAACCTACCTGCCAAAGGTAATGGTCCAACACATGCTGGCGCACTAGCCCAAGATGCACACTACGGTGTAATCTTAGGTGGACAGCAAGAGTCTGTAGCGACTGCAGAGCAAATGAACAAAGTTGAGAACTATAGAGATCCCGACTCATTTGCAGACATTGTACGTGGTATGCACCTATATGGACGTAAGATTCTACGCCCACAAGGATTGGTGTCAGCTATTTACAACGTTGCTTAATCAAGATAAACTTAGAGGCTGGCTTAATGCTGGCCTCTTAGTACATTTACATTGCCCTTAACAAAAGGAACATTCTCATGGGTACTATTACTACAGCAATGTGCAACAGCTTCAAGCAAGAGCTACTTGGGGGTGTTCACGATTTAGACACACACACGCTAAAGTTAGCGTTAATTAAGCCTTCTCCTACAGGAACTTTTGGAGCAGCTACAACTAACTACTCTGATCTTACAGCTAACTCAGATGAAGCTTCAGGAACAAACTATTCTGCAGGGGGGCAAAACTTAGATTCCGCTACAATATCGTTATCGGGAACTACGGCACTTGTAGACTTTGCAGATGAAGTGTTCTCGAACCTGACAATCACGGCCGCTGGAGCTTTAATATATAACAGTTCGGCAAGTAACAAAGCTATAGCTGTATTTTCGTTTGGCTCAAACGTAGCATCAACAGCAGGTGATTTTACTGTTATCTTTCCAGCAGCAGATGCATCCAACGCAGTTTTACGTATAACGTAAGGATACTAAAATGGCACTAGTAAATCCAAATAGAGTAAAAGAAACTACTGAAACTACTGGAACAGGAACCTACACTCTAGAAGGAGCCACAGGAAACTTCCAAGGGTTTACAGCAGTAGGAGATGGTAATACATGTTACTATTGCTGTACTGATGGCACTCAATTCGAGATTGGCATCGGCACATTTACTGCCTCTGGAACCACTCTTGCAAGAACTACAATACTAAGTAGTACGAACAGTAACAATGCTATAAACTGGTCTTCGGGTGAAAAAGATATTTTTGTCACCCTGCCATCTTCTAAATTAGTATTTGAAGATGCTAGTAACAATGTAGCAATAGGAAATAATATTACTGTTGGTGGAACTGTTGATGGTAGAGACTTAGCTGCAGATGGTACAAAGTTAGATGGTATTGAAGCAAGTGCAACTGCTGATCAAACAGCAGCAGAAATTAGAACGCTTGTTGAAAGTGCTACAGACAGTAATGTTTTTACAGATGCTGACCATACCAAGTTAAATGGTATAGAAGCATCAGCTACAGCAGATCAAACAGATGCAGAGATTAGGGCAGCAGTAGAGGCAGCTACAGACAGTAATGTGTTTACTGATGCTGATCATACGAAGTTAAATGGTATTGAGGCTTCAGCAACGGCTGACCAAACAGATGCTGAAATAAAAACAGCTTATGAAAACAACTCTGATACAAATGCTTTTACTGATGCGTTGTTAACTAAGCTAAATGGTATTGAAACAAGCGCAACGGCTGACCAAACTAAATCAGACATAGATGCGTTAAATATTAATGCTGATACATTAGATGGACAGCATGGTGCTTACTATCAAACAGCCGCTACTGCACTTGGCTATATTTCTGTAGCTGATGGCGATTACGGAACTATAAGAGTAGATGACCCACGTGGTGTTAGTTGGGCAGGATATAAAATTCGTGACGATTGGCTTATGATGTCTAATGGCCCAGATAATTGCGGTATCTACAACGACACAGATAATGAATGGGGCCTTTTGTGTAGGCGTAATGCTGAAACAGAAATTATGTATAATGGTAGTGTAAAGGGTGAATCACAAAACGGCGGTTTTTATGTTACTGGTACTCTTACTGCATCTAGCAATGTTACAGCTTATTCAGATGAAAAACTAAAAGACAATATTGAGCCAATAGAAAACCCGATTGAAAAAGTAAAAGCTATTAAAGGCGTAACTTTTAATCGTAATGATATTGAAGGTAACCCAAGACAAACTGGTGTTATTGCTCAAAATGTTGAAACTGTATTGCCAGAAGTTGTTGAAACTAATGAGAAAGGAATTAAAACCGTTTCTTATGGCAATATGGTAGGCTTGTTAGTTGAAGCAATTAAAGAACAACAAAAACAAATTGATGAACTTAAAGAGGAACTAAAGAATGCCGTTACCATCTAGTGGCACAATATCAATGTCGCAAATTGCGGCTGAATTTGGTGGGTCAACACCACACTCACTAAGCGAATACTACGGAGCGGCTTCTGGCATACCTTCTAGCGGTACAATAAGCATGAGCCACTTTCATGGAAAATCAGCAAATGCAAGCGCAAGCGGTGGAAGTGTTACAACGACAGGTGGCTATCGTTACCACAGATTTTATAGCAGTGGAAACTTCAGCGTATCAAATGCGGCTGGCAAAACAATGCAATTTGTTGTCTGTGCAGGAGGCGGCGGTGGCGGTCTAATGGGTAATAGTGGAAATGGCGGCGGCGGTGGAGGCGGCGGCGGTGTTACTTATCATAGCGGCGAAGGACTTCATGGTGGCTATGTTACTGTTGGCGGCGGCGGTGGAGCAAGAAGCAACGGCGGTAATTCTTCATTTAGCGGTTCCACAGCACGTGGCGGCGGCGGTGGAGCGCAAGACTATCATACACCAGTAAGTCATACTGGTTGGATAGGTAAAACTGGTGGTTGCGGTGGTGGAATGGGTGTTCACAATGCTTACAACAACCCACAACGTGCGCCCTCAAACCAAGGCAACTCTGGTGGAGCAACAGGATATGGAAACCAAGGCGGCAGAAATGCGGCAGGATACCCTTACTATGGAGGCGGTGGCGGTGGCGCAGGAGGGTCAGGCGGTGACGCTTTTAACTCAGTCGGCGGCTCTCCTAAATATTTATCTGCATTTACTGTTCATAATAGTGGGCGTTACGGCTCTGGCGGTGGCGCAGGAATAACAATTTATGGAAACCAAGGCGGCAACAAAAGTGGTGGTGGCTACGGCGGTGGAACAGGAAACACCTCTAATGGTTCTGCAAATACTGGAGGGGGCGGTGGTTGCAAAGGCAAGAGTGGTGGCTCTGGCATAGTCATAATTAGATATCCATATTCGTAGGTTAGAAGATGGCACATTTTGCACAATTAGACGTAAACAATAATGTTATAAATGTTCTTGTAGTAGGCAATGATGATTGCGTAGATGAAAATGGCAACGAAAGTGAAGCTGTTGGTATTGCTTTTTTACAAGAAGGACTTGGCCCAGAAACAATTTGGAAACAAACAAGTTATAATAATAACTTTCGTGTTCGCTATGCTTGTATTGGTGGTTATTACGACAGCGCACGTGATGCTTTTATGCATCCAAAACCTTTTCCGTCTTGGACGCTAAATGAAGAAACATTAGATTGGCAACCACCAGTTGATTACCCACCAGAATATTTTGAAAAACCCCATACTTGGGATGAAGATAACCAAAAATGGGTTGAGTTATAATGCTTGGCCTTACTTCAATAGCCGAAACAGCGATAAGTGCTTTAGGTGGCGAAGGTAATTTTGTTGTTCTTCCTGCAGTAACTACGCAAGGTGTAGCTAATGCTCCTACTACCACAGGTATTGCTGCACCAAACGAACTTGTTGGACAGGCTGCTGCTGGGGCAGTAGGTACTGTCGTAGCTCAAGGCCCAGGAGATATTAATGTTGCTAGTATAGCAAGTTCTACAAGTATATCTGCATTAACATTTGATGCTGCAGCAAACACCACATCCCCTTCAGCTACAGCATCGACTGCAATTAATTCAACAACTCAAACAGGTGAAGCAGGTCCAACGTTAGCAACTGTAAATGCTCTTGGTTCTGCGTTTGGGGATGTTGAAACATTAACAACAAATAATTATACAGTAACTGTAGCTAATACTGGAAGTGGTAATAAGTATTACATAGATGGTGTAGAGTCTCCTGAACTAACACTAGTAAGAGGACTAACCTACGTCTTTGATGTAAGTGATAGCAGTAATAGTGGACACCCTTTTAGATTTAAAGATGCTAGTGGTAATTCTTACACTATAGGAGTTACGGCTTCAGGAACGGCTGGACAAACAGGAGCTACAGTAAAACTAGAGCTTCCATTGACTGGTACAATGCCAGCTAGATATTACTGTACCGTACATGGCAACGGTATGGGCAATACCATAACTACAGTAAATAGCACTACTAATTTTACTGTAACTGTTGCAAATGTAGGTGGAGTTAACGTATTTGTTTTAAATGGTATAAACAATCCAACGCTACAACTTTCCAGAGGAGTAACATACGTCTTTGATGTAAGTGATAACACTAACACTGGACACCCATTAAGGTTTAAAAATGGATCATCTAGTTATACTTCAGGAGTTTCAACTAGCGGAACACAAGGTCAGTCAGGAGCAACTGTAACATTTGCTGTTCCTACAAACGCACCTTCTCAAGGACTAAGATATTACTGTACCGTACATGGCAATGCTATGGGGAATACTATAACTACCAGTAATACTTCTACATCTCTATTTGTAACTGGCGAAGCAAATTTTACAATACCAGATGCAACTAGTGCCTTTAGTCAAACTGTACCAACGGTAACTGGACTAGGAAATATAACGATAGGTAGTGTAATCGCTCCTGCAGTTAAAAATTCTATCTCTGCTAATGGTGTAGTCTTTCCTTTTGAAGATTTTGCAGATCAATTTAATAGGGGTAGAACAATAGTTATACGTCCTGTAAACAAACATAGAGTAGTATATATAACTAGTTAAGGATATGACATGGCGTACAAATGGCCTGAAAAAGACCCTGACGAACAGCAAGACTTCAGTGTAGATTGGTCTAGGTTCTTGGGTGATAACAATCTATCATCAGCTTTATTTTCTGTAGAAGATTCAGACGGAACTAAAGTACCAGTAGAAACAGCACAAACGGTAGATGGGTTACAGTTTTTAGCTACCACTACTTCTGGCAACGTAGCCACTGCACGTTTTGCTGGAGGTACAAATCATAAAAGATATAATATAACTTGTCGTATAACTACAACACAAGGTCTAACATTTGAACGCACGGTGATATTACCGATTAGGGAAAGATAAATGGCTTATAATTTTCTTGGCTTAGTTAACGATGTTAACAACAGACTAAACGAAGTACAGCTAACTTCTACAAACTTTTCTGCTGCTGTAGGATATTATGGTTTAGCTAAAGATGCTGTAAACTCATCAATAAGACATATTAATCAAGAAGAGTATGAGTGGCCTTGGAATCATGTACAGGAAGAACTAGTGTTAGCTGCTGGTACTATGAAGTATGCTTATTCACCAGATGTCAAAACAATAAATATGAACTCCTTCAGAACAAAAAGAGATGATAGTTTAAGTATAGGAACAGAAAAACTTAAATCTTTAGTATATGAAGAGTGGATAGAAAAATATGCTGACGATGAGTTTAACACATCAGCAAGCATACGTGGGATACCTACGCACATTATAAGAACTCCGGGCAGAGAACTTATATGCCATCCTGTACCTGACAAAGCATACACTATAGTATACGAATATTATACATTAGGATACGATTTAGAAAATGCACTCGATGTTCCTCCTATACCAGAGCAGTACAGATTTGCCATAGTAGAGGGTGCAATGTACTATGCTTATCAGTTTAGAGGAGATACACAATCTGCACAATTAGCTCTTCAGAAGTTTGAAGAACAAATCAAATACCTACGCTCTATAAATATAAATAGAACGCCATATCTAAGAGACACAAGAGTACATTTTTAATGCCAGTACAATGGACAACATTTCCTATGGAGTTTAAGGGAGGGTTAGTATCTAACCTTACTCCATTACAACAAGGTACTAATGCTGTAGGCTCTGCTACTATTCTGCAAAACTTTGAGTCTAACAGAGAAGGTGGCTATAGCAAACTAAAAGGTTACAGTAAGTTTAGCTCAACATTAGTTCCCGGCGGTGGCGATGTTCTTGCTATGAAAGTTATATCTTCTGGCAGAGTTGTAACAGCTAGAAAGATGGATACCGCTACTGTAACAGAATATCAGACAGCTACCTCTACAGTAAACGGAGCAGTATCCAACGCTACAGCAGTCGCTCTTGATAACAACACAGCTACAGCTATAGTAAATGGTGCTGTTACTAATGGCACAACAGTAGCTGTAGACAGAGTTAGAACTTTTACAGGGGTAACAGGTGCTACTTCTTTAGCTGGCGCAAGTGCTACGTTTGATGTAACAAACACAAACGGCACTTACACAGCAGCAATAAATGCAGCAGGTACAGGCTTCAAGGTTAGCGAAACGGTAACAGTTCTTGGTGCAAACTTAGGTGGTGCTACTTCAGCAAACAATGCAGTTATTACAGTTAGTTCTGTTGGTGGTGAGCCTGTTACATATACTAACCCAAATCAGTCTGGCTATAGTGGTTCTGGTAGTAGTGCTACATTTAATGTAACTAAAGGAGCAGGTATAAGCCAAACTACTAACTATGCTGTAACTGTTGTAAACGTTGGTGGTGTTAATGTTTTTGCACTTAATGGTGTGGCAACTCCAACATTATCTCTGGTTCAAGGCACTACTTACACATTTGATCAAAGTGATTCTTCTAATTTAGGACACCCATTAGCTTTTAAAGACTCTGGCGGTAATTCATTCACAACTGGAGTTACCACAACAGGTGTTCCCGGAAACGCTGGAGCATCAGTTACTATCGCCGTTCCTACTTCTGGAACTATGCCAGCAAGATATTATTGTACTGTTCACGGCAACGCTATGGGTAATGCTATTACCACAGTGAGTGCAACTACTAGTATTTATACGGTAGCTATTACTGCAGCAGGTTCAGGTTTTGCAGTCAATGAAACAATTAAAATAGTTGGTACACAGTTAAATGGTGCTACTACAGCTAACGATGCAACTATTACAATAACTACGGTAGATGGATCAGGTGGAATAACAGGAGCTACAATAGCAGGTACAGGTTTAAATGAAGGATCAGTAACAGGCGTTACTATTGCTGGCACTGGTGCATCCTTTGGAACTATTACTAGAGGCATGGTTGTAACAGGTACTGGTATTACTGGGGAAGTAACAGTAAAAACAGTAACAAGTCAGAATAGTATTATACTAGACAAAGCAGTATCTTTAGCCGACAATGTTGTACTTAGTTTTATTACTAACATAAAGGCTGGTATGTTTGTTACAGGCACAGGCATATCTGGTGTTGTAAAAGTAGCAACAGTAACAAATCAGAACAGCATTGCACTTGACTCGGCACAATCAATATCAGATAATACCGTTCTTACCTTTGGTACATTTCATTCTAGTCAAGTTAACAAGACATTATACTTTCATGGAACAGGTACAATTTGGTCACACGTAGGTACGAGTTCATCTACCAATACACAAAAAGTAAGACATGCATCTTTTAATTTTACTCAAGAAGACAAAACTATATTTGTTGATAGTAAAAGTTTTCCTGTAATATTTAATAGCAGTGGAAACACTACAGTAAATTTAACATCATCTAACAGTTCAGATGTAGAAGGTGCAGAAAATGTAGCAGTATTTAAAAATCACGCATTCTATTCTAAAGGTAGTAAGATATTTTTTACAGCACCAACTACAGTAGATGATTTTGCTACAGGTAATGGTGCTGGTACTATAAATGTAGGCTTTGACGTAACAGGTATGATAGGCTTTCGTGATCAGCTTATCATTTTTACTACAGACACAATCAAGAAACTTGTAGGTAATACCTCATCTGATTTTAAACTAGAACCTATAACAGACAGAATAGGTTGTATTAATCCAGACAGTATACAAGAATTTGGTGGTGACATAGCATACCTATCTCCTGATGGTATACGTTTATTAAGTGCTACTGATCGTATTGGTGACCTTGCTCTTGACATTGCATCTGATCCAATCTATAAAGACGCTAATGATTTTATAGATTCATCTGATACATTTTGTTCTGTACTAGTTAGAGGTAAATCACAGTATAGATTGTTTTCATATATACCTTCCGTTAGCGATGCTAATGCATCAGGTTTGATAGCGACTAAATTTATTGCACAGGGTGGTAGCGGCATAGCTTGGTCAACAACAAAAGGATTAAAAGTAAACGTAGCAGATAGTACATACTCAGGCGCAACAGAGACTATTATGTTTGCTAACGATGATGGTTTCTGTTATAGAATGGATTCAGGTAATTCTTTTGATGGTAGTGCTATCGAGTCAATATATGAATCTCCGTTCATGCCTATTACAGATCCGCAAATACGTAAGACTTTATATAAACTTACTTTATATGCAGAACCTACAG